GTAGGGCTTGCTAAATGGTTTAAAGAGAACTGGGTAGACATCTCTCGCCCAAAGAAAGGTGGTGGTTACATGCCCTGTGGGCGCAAAAAAGCCAGCAGTAAAAAGTACCCAAAATGTGTGCCTGCAGCAAAAGCTGCTCGCATGACTCCAGCTCAACGTAAATCTGCAATTCGTCGCAAACGAGCAGCAGGAAATCCTGGAGGTAAGCCGAGGAATGTTTCTACTTTTCCTCGCAAGAGACAAAGACGTGCCCGTAAGAAAGGTTAAAGGCGGATATAAGTGGGGTAAATCTGGAAAGGTTTATTCAAGCAAGAAAGAAGCTGAAAAACAGGCTCGAGCTATCTACGCAAGTGGATACAAGAAGAAAAAACGTGGCAGCAAAAAGAAAAAGCGCTAAGAAAAAGGACTCTCGACTCAAGCGTGCTGGAGTATCTGGATACAATAAACCAAAGCGCACTCCTGGTCATCCGAAGAAGTCACATGTTGTAGTGGCAAAAGTAGGTACAAAAGTCAAGACTATTCGATTTGGGCAGCAAGGCGCAAAAACGGCTGGAAAGCCAAAAGCAGGCGAATCAGCTGCAATGAAAAAGAAGAGAGCATCATTTAAAGCACGACACGCAAAGAACATTGCAAAAGGAAAAATGAGCGCAGCTTACTGGGCTGACAAGGTAAAATGGTAATGTTTGAAAAAGAACTTAAAAAGCTGAATACCTTTTGGGTTTACAAATATGATACTGAACAGTATAATATTCGAGACAATTGGAAGATTATGAAAGAGCCTCCTTATATAGGAGACTGTGAGGATTACGCACTTACTCTTTTGTATTTAATTAGTGGAAAGTCTTTATGGAAGTTCTGGTGGAACTTAATTACTTTTAAAGCTCAGCTTCGTCGAGTAATTACAGAAAATGGTAACGGACATGTTGTTCTTCGTTATGGTAAAATGTATGCTGACAACTGGACACTTACTTTCGTTCCTTGGGCAGAGATGGAAAAGCTCGGACATAAGAAAAACTTTTGGTTTTATCTCCCCCAGGACGTGGCATTAAAATTACTGGTTGCAAAAGTATGGAAACTGATCAGAAAACTGAAGAAGTAAGATTAAGCCTTGACCGCTTTCTTGCACTTACAGCACAAATAGAAGAATTAAAGGATAAATTGGATAGCAAAGTAGTAAGCGATCCAAAAATAAATCCCTTTATAAAAAGTGTTCATTTAGCAGAAGCACTCGATGCGTGGAGAATCTTTCCGCGCGTTTTTATAGGCACATACCTTTATCTGCTATACAAATCTTTTGACTGGTTTATAGCATTACCAGATCCAACAACCCAGCAAGCAAGTTTAATCTCCGTAGTAATCGGAGCGGGTGCTGCATGGTTTGGGCTATATACTGGAACAAAGGGCGACGGAAAAAAATAAGAGGCCATTATGGCAATACAAATAAGTCGTAGAGACATTATCTCTGATGAGATTTTAGATTTACAATCTGAGACAAGATTCCTTAAATTACCAGTAGATCCCTATTTGGAACTACTCGGCGTACAGCCTCTGCCCTCGCAGAAGGCGATTATAAATGCAATTAACAATCCGAAGTATCGTTTTGTTTGTGCAGCAGTATCTCGAAGACAAGGAAAGACCTACATAGCAAATATAATTGGTCAACTTGTCTCGCTTGTCCCCGGCTCCAACATACTAATAATGTCACCAAACTACTCCTTGTCTCAGATTTCTTTTGACTTACAGCGTCAGTTAATTAAACACTTTGAGTTGGAAGTCAAAAGAGATAATGCAAAAGATAAAGTAATTGAGTTGGACAACGGTTCAACTATACGAATGGGTTCAGTAAACCAGGTCGATTCCTGCGTAGGCAGAAGTTACGACCTCATTATTTTCGACGAAGCAGCGTTAGCAGACGGCAGAGATGCATTTAATGTCGCACTTCGTCCTACTCTTGATAAAGCAAACTCAAAAGCGATCTTTATCTCGACACCTCGTGGCAGGAATAACTGGTTTGCTGAATTCTTTGATCGAGGTTTTAATGATGAATTCGCGGAATGGTGCTCTATACGCGCTACTTATAAAGATAATCCTCGCATGTCTGAAAGCGATATTGCGGAAGCTCGAAAAAGTATGTCCGAAGCTGAATTTAAGCAGGAATACGAGGCAGATTTTAACACCTATGAAGGACAAATCTGGAATTTCAATCACGAAACTTGTGTGGTTAATTGTGAGAGCCTTGAGACGAGAAGGTTCGATGTATTTGCAGGACTCGACGTGGGCTACAGAGACCCGACAGCGTTCTGCGTCATTGCATACGACTGGGATGAAGGAAAATACTACGTCGTCGACGAGTACTTAGATGCAGAAAAAACGACAGAACAACACGCGTCAGAGATACGAAGACTTGTGGACAAGTGGGATATTGATTATATCTATATTGACGCTGCAGCTCAGCAAACTCGGTTTGATTTTGCTCAGAATTATGATATTTCCACCATTAACGCCAAGAAGTCTGTCTTGGATGGTATCGCTCATGTGGCTGCTATTGTTGATAATGATAATCTTCTCGTAGATCAGCGCTGCCTTGAAACAATGTCAGCACTTGATCAGTATCAATGGGATCCAAATCCAAACCTTGCAAAAGAAAAGCCAAAACATAATCGAGCATCGCATATGGCAGATGCTCTTCGATATGCGCTATATTCATTTGAGACGACTCAGAGTTCGTTCTGAAGAGACCATCTGAAAAATAGTATTTGACAATTTATCTACCAAACGATATAATTCTGGTTATAGAAAATGAAAGAACTCAAAAGAGATAAGATTAAATACATTCGAGATAGAGCAAAGTCAAAGTACGAAAAAGGCTCTGAATGTCACATCTGCGGGGAAGTAACCCAGCTTGACTTTCATCATTTTTATAGTTTAAGCCCTCTACTTGAAAAGTGGCTAAAAGAAAAACAAAAGATTCGTCCGGAACATTATACTGATGAGTATATTACTATTTGGAGAGACGAATTTATTGAAGAAAACTGGGCAGAACTATACGAACATACAGTAACTTTATGTCATGAGCATCACTTAAAGTTACACTCAATTTATGGAAGAAACCCAAGTCTTGGTACTGCAAAAAAGCAGATGAAGTGGGTTGAGATTCAACGAGAAAAACATGGCATGGTATAATAAAATATTCGGAGCGAGCAAGCAGGATGACTACGAAGAAAAGTTGAATCCAGCTCAACGATACTTTGATCATAAAACCGAGCCAACTCGTGAACTTACCTATCGTTACGAACGCGCCTATGAAGAACTTGAAATTGTAAATCGTGGCGTAAATATGATTGTAGACGACTCCTCGGAAATTAGTGTTCGCGTTGGTGAACAGCTTAATACAATGAGTGTAGTCAAAGGTATTAAAGCGAGTAAGGTTGCAAATCTTTTAAATAGAGAGCCCAACCCTTTTCAGGACATTAATACTTTTCGTCGCAATTTATTTATCGACTACTTATTAGATGGAAATATATTTATTTACTTTGATGGCGTACACTTATACCATCTTCCTGCCTCAGATGTTACAATACATGCAAGTGACACAACATACATTGAAAAGTTTACTTTTAAAGAGAAAGTAACTTATAGCCCAAGTGAAATTATTCACGTAAAAGAAAATTCTTTCTACTCAATTTATCGAGGAATTTCACGTTTAAAGCCTGCACTTCGTACAATGATATTGATGCAGCGCATGAGAGAGTTTCAGGATAATTTCTTTAAGAATGGAGCTGTTCCCGGACTTGTTCTCAAATCTCCAAATACTTTGTCAGAGAAAATTAAAGAGCGTATGCTTCTCTCCTGGCAGGCGCGATACAGCCCTTCGGCTGGAGGTCGGCGCCCATTGATTCTTGATGGTGGTATTGAGATTGATGAGATTTCAAACGTAAACTTTCGAGAACTTGACTTTCAGGAAGCAATTCTTGAAAATGAAAAAATTATTCTAAAAGCCCTTGGTATTCCACCAATTCTTTTAGATTCTGGAAACAATGCAAACTTGCGTCCAAATATGCGTCTATACTATCTTGAAACGATTCTTCCAATTGTTCGCAAACTCAACTTTGCAATGGAAAGATTCTTTGGCTTTGAGCTTACAGAGGATGTAACAAACATTCCAGCTCTTCAACCAGAACTTCAAGATCAGTCTCAATATTATACATCACTTGTAAATACAGGTATTATCTCTCCAAACGAAGCTCGTGAGAATTTAGGGTTTGAGATGCTCGAAGGATACGATGATTTAAGAGTGCCTGCAAATATTGCAGGAAGCGCAGTAGATGCAACCCAGGGCGGAAGGCCTACTGAAGGAGAAGAAAACTAATGCCATCAGCGCGTGTAAGAAATATTATTTTAGAGCAGCTTTACAAAGACTTTAAAAAAGCTGATATAAGATCTGAACCTACTTACGAAGAGTATTTTGGAAAGGCAGAAAAGCCTGTACTTTTTCGTGTAATTAAAAAGAATTTTAACAACTGGGTACGAACTCTTGCATCATTAAAGCGTTATTATCCAGATGTCTATGAAAAGCCGGTAGTACAGCCTAAACCGGCAGTTAAACCGGCAGAAGTCAAAGAAAGTATCTCAATTACAGAAAAACTTTCAATGGCAGCAAAACCTGCCAAGCCAAAGG